ATGATGCAAGAGATGAACATCTCTACATTAAAATTAGCAGACGGGACTTCAGTAGAAGTTAAACCTGTCTATGGTGCTTCCATACCTGTTGATAAAAAGGAGGAAGCGTACACATGGCTTCGTGAGAACGGACTAGGCGATCTTATTAAAAATGAGATAACCGTTGCTTTTGGACGTTCCGAAGATAACAAGGCACAGCAATATGCTGTCCTTGCGCAAGGTCAAGGTTATGAACCTATCCAGAAATTAAAGGTTGAACCTATGACACTTAAAGCATTGGTCAGAGAGCGTGTTGAGGCTGGACTTGATATGCCCTCTGATCTTTTTAATTTGTTCACAAGCAACAGAACAAAAATAACAAGGAGTAAATAAACATGAACCAAGTAACAGAGAAAAAGTCTGCACCACTTCCTTCAAATATTTTTGAAGAAGATGCAGCAAAAGGTTTAGGTGCAATAGGTCAAGAAGATCTAGCCTTACCTTTTCTAAAAATCCTTGGACAACTTTCACCAGAAGTTAATAAACGTGATGGTAAGTATGTCGAAGGTGCAGAACCCGGAATGATTTTCAATTCGGTGACTGGAGATTTATACGACGGAGTAAAAGGCATAGATGTAATTCCATGTTTTTACAAACTCGAATACATCGAATGGAAAGATAGAGGAGAAGGACCAGGTGCACCAGTTGCAATCTATGATTCTTCATCTGATATCATGTCTAAAACAAAAGCAGATGCAAGTTACAAAGATAGATTACCAAATGGTAATTACATTGAAAAAACTGCATCACACTTTGTAATCATAACAGGAGACAGTCCATCGACTGCGTTGATCTCTATGAAGTCTACTCAATTAAAAATTAGTAGAAAATGGAATTCAATGATGTCGGGCATAAAACTAAAAGGTAAAAACGGTTTATATACACCGGCATCTTTTAGCCACATTTACAAACTAAAGACTACCCAAATGTCTAATGATAAAGGCACATGGTTTGGTTGGGAAGTTAGTAAAGTTGGTCCTATTACTGACGCAAGTATTTATCAACAAGCTAAATCGTTTTCAGAAAGTATCTCTAAAGGTGCAGTGAAAGCGAAGCATGGTGAAGATAAACCAGCGGAAAGTAACAGCATTATCTAATTCTCTAAGAGAATAAGTGCACAGCGTGGACCAGGAGGGAGACTGAGTGGTCCACGTAGACAGGATATTATGAATGAAAAGTATATAAAATTTTTTGAAGGCTATAGGCAGGCTTACGGAGTCGCGGACATGTCGACTCTAAAGATAGACCCAGAAAGTAGAAAGCAAAAACCGGTTTACAGATGGAACGATGAAGAGCTTACTGACATAGTCTATAACAATCATTTAGAAGGCACTCAATCTATTGGAGTCCAGCCATGTAATGAGAACTCAAACGCAAGGTTTGGGGTAATAGATGTAGACCCACATAACTATCAAGAGTTTGATAAAAAATATTTTATCGACACCATACAAGAATACAAGTTACCTTTAATACCAATATTATCTAAAAGCGGAGGACTACATTTATATTTATTTATGAGTGAGTTTGTTGCTGCATCAGTAATAAAATCTTTTTTAAGTAATTTGTTACCATTGTTTAAACTAAAACCAGATTGTGAAATATTTCCAAAACAAACCCAATTAACTAAAGACAGTGAGACAGGACAATTAAACAAAGGTAACTTTATTAACCTACCATACTATAAAAAATCTGAAAGAGTTGCTATTAATCTAGATGGTAAACCCTTTTCATTTGATGAATTTATCCAAGTCGTAGATAGTAACACCGTATGTCTAGCAGACTTAAAAACAATTACTGAATCAATTGAACAACAAGATATGGAAGGTGTTGACGAAGAGTTTATTGAAGGACCGCCTTGTCTAGCGCATCTAAGTAAAATAATGAAGGACCCTGGATTTGATGGAAAAGATAGATTTATGTACAATTATCATGTGTTTGTAAAAATGAAATATGCAGACACCTGGCAACAAAAAGTAATGAATGCACCAGTAAAATATTTTTCAGGAGAACATGCTAACGCATGGGACAAACAACATTTAAATCAAAAAGTTAGATCATGGTCTAAAACAATGAAAGGTTTTACATGTACTCAAAGTCCTATCAGCGACCATTGTAAAAAAGGTATATGTGTTAAAAAGAAATTTGGAATATTAGCAGGATCAAAAGGATCTTACCCTGTGCTAACAAATTTAAAAAAAATAGATTTAGATCCAGAGCCAGAATACGAGTTCGATGTCACAAAACCAGATGGTATCAGCACTGCTACAGTTCATTGTAAAACAATTGAACATGTTAACGATCAACGTAAACGTAGAAATGCAATAGCAAAAGCTGCAGGTTTTCCACCACCCATAATAAAAGGAGACGAAGACCAAACTGTTTTAGAAGTATTGTATAAAACTCAAAAAGTTGTTAGCCCTCCTGTAGGTACTTCACCAAAAGAAAAATTACATGACGTATTGCATGCAAAAATAAATGGACCAAAGGCTATGAACGATGCATCATTTAAATCAGGCACTGTATTAATAGAAGACGGTTATGCCTATTTTAAATTTGACAAATTCTACGACAGACTTAGATCTAAAAACTGGAAGTATACAGAAGACAAGACCGCTGTAATGATGGAAGTAAATTATAGAAAATGTGACATTAAATTTTTAGAACAAAAAAGATATCCAACAAAAGAAAAAGGTAAGTACAACACACCTACAAAAAACATTGTGGCTATAGATATTAAAGAGTTTGAAGATATAAAAATTAACCATACTAAAATAAAACACAACACGGAGATAATGTGATTAGAAAAATATTGGGTCCTCCTGGTACAGGTAAGACAACTAAACTTATTAAATACGTAAAAACATTTTTAAAACTAGGGACACCCATAGATAAGATAGGATACTTTGCATTTACAACTAAAGCTGCAAACGAAGCTATTGATAGAATGTTAGATTACCACACAGCTTTTGAAAGAAAGGATCTTAAACATTTTAGAACACTACACTCTCTAGCTTTTACACAACTAGGTATGAAGAAAGCACAAGTCATGCAAGATGAACACTACGAAGACATAGGTAGAAAATTAGGTATAGAGGTTACAGTTTATTCTAACGGAGAAGAGAAGACAGGATTTGTAGACTCTGACAGTGAGTATTTTAATATCATCAATGCAGCAAGAATTAAAAACGTATCAATTGAAGATGAGTACAATACAGACATGTATTCAGAAGACATCGACAAACACCAATTAAAAATTTTAAAAGAAGAAGTAGATAATTACAAACAAGCCTACGGCCTGGTGGATTTTACAGACATGATTGAAAGATTTAATGTGGCGGAATTGTGTCCGAAATATGACGTAATATTCATTGATGAAGCACAGGATTTATCGCCAATTCAGTGGAAAATGTACGATATACTGAAGAAAAACTCTAAACATATTATATTAGCCGGTGATGATGATCAAGCCATTTATGGCTGGGCCGGTGCAGATGTAGAAAGATTTCAGAGCGAACCTGCTAAAAACATAATTTTGCCACAATCTTACAGGGTACCACGACAGGTACAACATATCGCTGATCAAATACTTAGTCGTATACCCGATGACCGAAGAATTAAAAAACTATGGGCGCCGCGTCCGGAAACAGGGACCACGAATCACATAACCGCCATTGAAGATGCACCACTTCATGACGGTAACTGGCTAATACTTGCAAGAACAAATGACAAATTAATAAAATTAAAACCATTATTAAAAGATATGGCTATTTACTTTGAAATAAAAGAAAGAAAGAGCTATAAGACAAGATTGTATACAGCAATAAAACATTACACAAGATGGCAACAAGGAGATAAACTATCTCTGTCCGAAGTGAAAGATGTCTTAGAACAAACGGGACAAAACCCAGATCCATTTCCTACAGAAGAGAGAATGTATGATTTGACAGAGTTTGATTTTTATAAAGAGCATGACTGGTACGAAGTATTTACACAAGACTACGAAGAGTGTTTATACATCAGAGAGATGTTACGTTTAGGTGAGAAGTTAAGCGGACCTGCGAGAGTAAAATTATCTACAATACATGCAGCAAAAGGTGGTGAAGCAGACAATGTTTTATTAATTTTAGACAACACAAAAAAAATAAGAGACGCAATAGAAAGAAGTGATGACAAATACGATGAAGAGCAGAGAGTTTGGTACGTTGGTGTGACACGTACAAAACAAAATTTATACATACTAACAGCTAAACAGGAGGACAAAGGTTATGACATCGAAAGTTTGGAATAAACAGCACGGTGGGAGTCACTATCAAAAGTATAAAATTCAACCGAGCAGGTTTGTGGTTGAGAATGAATTGCTATATCCAGAAGGGTGTGCTATAAAATATATTATTAGACATCGTGATAAAGGAAAAAAGCAAGACTTGGATAAGGCAATACATTTTATAGAAATGATAATCGAAAGGGACTATGGAACCAAATAATCACATACCACATTACATGGGGCTATTTACGTGTTTATTAATTCTTTGTTATTTATTATGAAGATACCTACATTTAGCGCACAAACAGAATGGGTAATACCCACAGAATTTCCTGACCTTAGACAGGTTGATGAAATTGCAATTGACTTAGAAACAAAAGACCCGGACCTAATTAAAAAAGGATCTGGATCTATTATAGGTAATGGAGAAGTTATAGGAATTGCTGTAGCAACTGCGCATTACAAAGGATACTTTCCTATTGCTCACGAAGGTGGCGGCAACATGGATCGTAAAAAAGTTTTAGAATGGTTTCAAGATACTCTTAAAACCGACTCAACAAAAATATTTCACAATGCAATGTACGACGTATGTTGGATTAAAGCTATGGGTTTAACTATAAATGGTATGATTGTTGATACGATGATAGCTGCAGCCGTAACTGATGAAAATAGATTTAGATATGATCTTAATAGTTTGTCCTGGAAGTATTTAGGCTTTGGTAAAAACGAAGCAGCACTTGCAGAAGCAGCAGCCGAGTGGGGCATAGATCCTAAATCAGAAATGTACAAACTTCCTTCTTTAAATGTAGGTAGTTATGCTGAACGTGATGCAGAAGCAACATACGGTTTGTGGCAAGAAATGAAAAAAGAAATTATCTCACAAGACTTACAATCTATTATGGAATTAGAAACAGATTTATTTCCATGTCTAGTAGACATGAGATTTAAAGGAGTAAGAGTAGATGTAGAAGGAGCACATAATCTTAAAAAAGAATTAATTAACGAAGAGAATGCATTACTTAATGAGATAGAAAAAGAAACCAATGTAAGGCCACAAATATGGGCAGCAAGTAGTATTGCAGATGTATTTGAAAATTTAAAAATACCTTTTGAACGAACAGAAAAAACACAGGCACCATCTTTTACAAAAAATTTTTTACAAGAACACAAACACCCTGTTGTTAATATGATTGCAAAGGCAAGAGAAGTTAACAAAGCACACACAACTTTTATAGATTCTATTCTTAGATACGAACACAAAGGTAGAATACATGCAGAAATAAACCAATTAAGAAACGCAGGAGGTGGTACAGTTACTGGTAGATTCTCTTATCAGAACCCAAACCTTCAGCAAATTCCTGCAAGAAACAAGGATCTTGGACCTAAGATAAGGTCATTATTTATACCCGAGGAAGGCCATACATGGGGTTGTTTTGACTATTCTCAGCAAGAACCTAGGCTGGTAGTGCATTATGCTGCTCTATACAAATTGCCGTCTGTTTATGATGTTGTAGATGCGTATCAAAATGATTCTAATTCAGACTTTCACCAGACTGTTGCAGACATGGCAGAGATACCTAGGTCACAGGCTAAAACAATTAACCTTGGTTTATTTTATGGAATGGGTAAAGCTAAACTACAAGCTGAGCTTGGAGTATCTAAAGACAAAGCTGCAGAATTATTTAATACGTATCATGCTAAAGTACCATTCGTAAAACAACTGATGGAGAAAGCATCTAACAGAGCACAGGATCGTGGACAGATACGTACCCTGCTGGGCAGACTATGTAGATTTCATTTATGGGAACCGAATAGTTTTGGTATGCATAAAGCAATGTCACATGAAGATGCATTAGCTGAACATGGACCGGGGATCAAAAGAGCATACACATACAAAGCACTAAATAAATTAATACAAGGTAGCGCAGCTGACATGACAAAAAAATCTATGTTAGAGTTATACAAAGAAGGAATTGTAGCACACATACAAATACATGATGAGTTATGTCTATCAATAGAAAATGACGCACAGGCAAAAAAGATTGTTGAGATTATGGAGCAAGCTGTTAATCTAGAAGTTCCAAACAAGGTTGACTATGAACATGGTAAAAACTGGGGAGCAATAAATGATTAATGGCTTATCTTAATGCAAACATACCCATCATAGAATGTTACGTAAGAGGTAACTACCTAAGAGATCAAAAAGATTCACACGATAAATATTTTGAGTGTGGAGTATTTGGATTTAGTTCTATACCGAACAGAGTACCATTATTTCATTTTCTTATGGAAGACGGTGGTCTCTGGTGGCGAGCGCCTATCTCAGCTTTCTGTACAAAACCAGGTGTAAAAGAATTACCACTAGACGAATTAGTTATGTGGGACAGCTTTAGTTACAACGTAGGTGTTACAACTTTTTATGAATTAGCTGGTGCTACCATGCAGTACACATCGAGACGTAAAGTAAAACGTAAAGGCAAGTATTTATTTACAATTGATTGGTGCTCAGGAGATTTTAACGAATTAAATTTCGGTTATGCAGAGAAACCAGATCAACATAAATGCGGACATGTACTGCAATTAGAGGACGGAAACTTTGCAATACAGCCAAATAACAGGCTTAAAATGTTTGATGCATCAATGGGTGTTGACCCATCAAAAACCTTGATTAATAGATTAGTAACCAGTAAGATATATTCCGTTGAAAATTCAGCTAAATGGATAACCGACGAACATGAAGAAGGAAGTTATGACTATCAGCTGAGAAACTTGGAGGAAGACAATGATAAATAAATACAAAGATAAATTTATGGTATGGCAACTACACAACAGAACAGAAATTGTGTGTGCTGTAGCAGGATTTATATTAGGAGCTATAATATTTTAATTTATGCTCGGAGATTGTGCTTATGGATTACCGATTCACAGCAATACTAATAATATTGTTGACTTTACTGGCCTTTTGTGTGAAGCCGGCACAGCACACTCCATTGAAAATTGAGTTAAAAGATACTATAATTCCCCTACCAAAACCAAAAATAAATGATTGACAAGTTTTTATATAAAATATTTGGGGGACTAGATGTCTTCTGTGAGTGGCTGGCCAATAAAATGGCAGGCCCAAGATGTCAATGTAAAAAGAAAAAAGATCCTAAACGAACTTATAAAAAAGAAAAAGATCATGGTACGGACATAAGTTTTGAGAATGAGGTAAAGAATGGCAAATAAACCACTCAACATATCGGAGTCGGCGGCTGTACAGATGCCGATGAAGACGGTTGCTAGCCTGATTTTACTCGTCGCAGCCGGCGTGTTCGCATATACGGAGCTGACGGCTAGGCTGGTATCGCTGGAGACATCACGTGAGCTGTTTGAAAATGATTTGTTAAAAAGATCTGAACAAGTGCCCGTCGATCAGGAGCAAATATTTTTAATTGAGGATTTGTACAAGTCCGTTGAGAAAATGGAAAAGACTCAAGAGATGAACATG